TCTTCTTTTTTCTCAAGAAATTTCCAAAAAATAACCGTTTGTCCTTTTTCGCCCTTTCGGACCTGGCCACCTTTTTCTTGCGCTTGCTTGTATGTCATCCAGTACGGAGACGAAAACCGGGAACAACCAAGTAAAAAAACGTTAATTCCCCGGTATTGTTTTTTGCTTATAAGGTTTTTAGGACGACCACCGCCAGCCCACGGCTTTTGCCAAGGGATTGTGCCAGCTTCTAATTTTGCAATAATTTGATCAGTGATTTTTTCGTAAATTGAGTTATTATCTGCCATGGTCATTCCTCCGTAATAGGATTGATCGTTTAGCCGGTTATCTATTCGCAGTAGGTAATCGGCTTTTTTAATAATTCACCTGCACATTACCCAGGCACCATCGCTGATGCCTGGAAATCTATAAGCGATTATTGCAAAAGACTTTTTAAAGTATCGAACTTTTCAGAGTTAATTCTATACTCGTTTGCCTTTACCTGATAATCCCAAGCAATTTTGTTTATCCTGGCAACTTCCACTTGATAAACGTTTATTCTCGTTTCAAGTTCAGCAACCTTACTTTTCAACCTTCCAACCTCACCTTGTGCGTCCGCAACCTCACGCCAGGATTTGTCGAGTTCAGCTTGTTCCTCGCGTACCATTTCATTTACTTTATGCTTTGCCAAAACAGTCAGCAATCTTTCAACCTCTTCGAATGCCATGCAATTGTTGACTGAGCAGATAATAAGTTTACGGTCGCCATTGCACTCGATGAAAAACTTGTCAATATCGGCAACTTTGCTATGTGCGTAAACATCCTGCAAGTCACACTTTCGGGATAAGCTTACACCCTGATTAATCTCACGTGCCCAGGCTAAAAAATCATCTTTTGATTGTATGCTTTTCATAGTATCACCTCAATTAAAGTTTAACAGAATGTTTTTTGCAGTAATTGTATTTGTCAATTGTTCCGCCACTGACTTTATATTTTTTGTATCCATCAACACTGACAATATGTTTTATCGGATAAAGGTGGACCGCATGACCAGTTTTTTCTAATTCGATTATTTGATTACAAGTTAAATAGTCCATTGTTCCCTCCCTTAAATTATTTCGCTCTTTATCGAGCTCGTCAGTAGCGCCAAATATCGCTATACAATCAGCCAGAATGTTAACCTGACTTTTCCAGAGTCCATCAAGTCTCTGTTTCTTCATCCAGTCCGATCCGGGTCAATCTTTTTCTTTCTTGATTAAATAGTATATCCTTTTCTAATTATCGTCAACATAATAATTAATATAATCTGAATTATTTTTAAAATAAATCTCACCGCAACAATATTGTTTCATGCAGCAAAATAGTTGCACTAATAAATAATTTGTGCTAGACTTCCCTTATCCGAAAAACTAATGGAATTACCTCGGGTACGAACTACAAAACTGTTGCGGGACTAATCCAACCGCTTGAAGGTCCAATTGACACAATGCGAAAGCATGGACCTGATGGATAACTGAGACGGGACATATGATTAAATCGTGGTCATATGGCTTTTTAGGCAAAACTGGTAAGTAACCCAGAAAACAGCCAAGCAGTATCGAAAGATACTCCAATGCCGATAAATCGGTCCTGACCTGGCAAGTAGGCTCCCGGCGACAATGCGCTTACATTGGATTCTCAGCTATACAACAGATGATAGAGGTCACAGAATGAATAGATCGAAGTTTAGGGATTAAAAGAACTCGTTATAAGGTGCAACAAAAAAGTTGCAGTAAAAAATATGCCAGTCAATCCAACTACAATCGGTAGACCTCTAAAGTTCAGATCAGCAATTGAACTCGAACGAAAAATAATCGAGTATCTCAATGACTGCGAAGGACGCTTGACATTCACAGGACTTGCTGTACACCTCGGAATGACAAGGAAAATGCTTATTGAGTATGGTGAACGCGAAACGTTTAGAGACGTAATAAATGGCGCAAAGGCCATCATCGAGTCAAAGGTTGAAGAGCTGCTCCTGTATAGCAAGCAAAGCCCAGCCGGGTTGATATTCTGGCTGAAAAACCAAGGTTGGAAGGATGTTAGTCAGGTAGATGTGAATGAACTCAACAAGTTAAGCAGAGAAGAGTTGCTTGAAAAGGTTAAAAGCATCACTAGCCTGGCTTCATTCGCTAGCCAAAAACCACTACCGAATCCAGCAAAACAAGCAGCATAAATTGATGATATGCGCAGTGGCAAATGACTAACAGTGTAGCATGTATACAATGGTGTGTAAGCACATGATATACATAAGTATCCAGGCTATAGCAAACTATACATAATAGGATATTATGCGACGTTCTACTCTACCCACTGAGCACAGCCTACCTACACAGACCGACACCCGGTGTGGGGGGATAGGGTGGGCACCGGGGGGTATAGCAGTATATCCCCCCAACACAACGCCGCAAAATACAACCAATGTTAGGCAACTCCTGTGCATGACAATGGCTAACATACTGGAATCATTTATAATTGCAAATCAGTACAGCTTGCAGGATGCAGTATGAACATTGAATCTCTTCCCACATCTAAGTTAGCCGAGCTTGTTTCGGTAGCGGAGGAGTTGGAGCGTAGGGACAGGGCTAATAAGATAGATACGTTTTATCCTGAGGATGGTCCTTTGTGCCGGTCGGCGTATGTAAAGCACATGGAGTTTTTTGCTGCCGGAAAGGGTTATAGAGAACGTTGTATGTTGGCGGCGAACAGGATCGGGAAATCGGAGGGAGTGGGGGCGTATGAGGTTGCTCTACATTTGACGGGGGTATATCCTGATTGGTGGGTAGGTCGGCGGTTTGACAGGGCGGTGCGGGTTTGGTGTGCGGGTGATACGGGCAAGACGGTTAGGGACATTATTCAGTTAAAGCTGTTGGGAAATCCTGGGGAATTTGGGACGGGGATGATTCGGGGCGATTTGTTGATAGACACTACATTGAAGCATGGTTTACCTGATGCGGTTGAGGGTATTCGGGTTAAGCATGTTAGTGGTGGTGTTAGTGTTGCCAGTTTGAAGAGTTACGATCAGCGGCGCGAGTCTTTTCAGGGCACGGAGCAGGATGTAATTTGGTTGGATGAAGAGCCGCCGATGAATATTTACACTGAATGTTTAATGAGGACGATGACGACGGGCGGGATGATAATGTGTACGTTCACTCCGTTGATGGGAGTGTCTGAGGTTGTTCAGACTTTTATGCCGAATATAGGAAGAGATGCCGGAAGTTTCCCGAACTAAATATCTTGTTACTGCAACGTGGTCAGACGCGCCTCATTTGTCAGAGCAGGAGAAGGCTGATTTATGGGAGTCTGTACCGCCGCATGAGAGGAAGGCGCGGTCAGAAGGTGTGCCTAGTTTGGGGGCGGGTGCTGTTTTCCCGGTAGATCCTGATCGGTTGAAATGCGAGCCTTTTGAGATTCCTATTTATTGGCCGGTTGCTTATGGGATGGATGTTGGTTGGAACTGCACCGCGGCGTTATGGGGTGCATGGGACAGACAGAGTGACATAGTATATATATGGTCGGAGTACAAAGCTGGACAGAGCGAACCTGCAACACACGTAGATGGGATAAAGAGCCGGGGGAAATGGATACCGGGGGTAATTGACCCGGCGAGTAGAGGGCGGAGCCAAAAGGATGGTGTTAAGCTGTTGGACGAATATGTGAACATGGGCCTTGACCTTGACCTGGCAGAAAACGCTGTAGAAAGCGGGTTGCATACCGTGTTTAGGAGAATGGTATCAGGAAGGTTAAAGATTTTCTCTACCTGTGTAGGTGTGTGGGACGAGTTGAGACTGTACCGCAGGGGTGAGGATGGGAAAGTGGTTAAGAGTAATGACCACCTCATGGATTGCCTCAAATATTTAATAGTTTCAGGGATGCAACGGGCAATTACGATAGATCATTACACAGATCAAACTGAACAAAGGGAAGAAAGCCGTGGCGCAAATGCAACCACCGGATACTAACACACTGAAGAGATTGCTGTCGTTTTACGAATCTCCGAACATTGCCGACGAGATTGAAGTAAAGACTATCGGCCACGATACGGTACGGCTTGCTAGATTGGATGACGAATCAAGGGCGACATGGCTGGAACAATCTAAAACCGGCATGGAATTAGCACTTCAGGTTGTAACAAATAAACGTACCCTCCACGGAAGTCCTGCAAGTAACGTCAAATATCCTCTTATCACAGTTTCCGCTATTCAGTTTCATGCTCGTGCTTATCCAGCTATTGTTTCAGGAAATAAGATTGTCAAAGGGCAGGTAACTGGGTCCGATCCGCAGCAGGAAAAATTGAAACGTGCATCCAGAATTGCTGACCATATGAACTGGCAGTTGTTGGAAGAAAACCCAGATTGGGAAGAGGATGTAGACAAGTTATTGCTTGCTTTGCCGATTGAGGGTTGCGAGTTCAAGAAAACATATTTCTCGAAAGACAAGGGATACAATATTTCCGAATGGGTCAGACCGGAAGATTTGATCGTCAACGTCAAGACGAAGAGTCTTGAATCGTGCCCGCGCATTACCCATAGACTTTATTACTATCCGCATGAGATTGACGAGAAAATGCGTGATGGTATTTGGTCTGAAGTTAACTTAGGCATTTCAGGGCAGGAAAGCGACGACGAAGACGTACAGGAGTTTTACGAGCAGCACAGATATTTAGACCTCGACGAAGACGGATACAAAGAGCCTTACATTATTACTGTTCACGTAAAAACTGAAAGTGTTGTAAGAATTGTTGCCGGATATTTTCCCGAAGAGATAGTTTTAGAGTTACAGGGCAATCGTCTTACTTTTGGCGACTTCCTTAAACAGTCGCAAGGTGTTCAACCTGGAAAGATTGAACAATTACTTGACACCGCAGTTATAAAAAAAGTTCCTCGCATAAATCTGTTTACCAAGTTCTCATTTATCCCTTCCCCAAACGGTGACTTTTACGATATTGGCTTTGGTCAATTGATTGGGCCGTTGTCTGATTCTGTTGATACCAACATAAACCAACTTATCGACGCTGGCACTTTAGCAAATCAACAGGGCGGTTTTATTCAGTCAGGGGCGAACATTTCAGGGAAACGAGGGAATATAAAGTTTGAGAGGGGAGAATTTAAGGACATTAAGCTCCCGGCTGGCGTGACCATGAACAACGCTATCTATCAAGTTAAATTCAACGAACCCTCTCAAGTTTTGTTTTCTTTATTGGGCCTTTTGATCCAATGCACCAAGGATATAACGAGTGTGCAGGACATTATGACCGGTGCACCATCTCCGCAGGGCGAGAAAGCTACAACTACAATGTCCAGAGTAGACCAGGGAATAAAGGTATTCACTTCAATTTATAAACGTATTTACAGGGCTTTAAAGTGGGAATTTAAACTACTTTATAAACTTAATGCAAGGTATTTACCGCCCGAACAGTATTTCAGAGTTTTGGATAACGAAATAGTTGCCAAAAGAAGCGATTACATGGGAGACATGACAGACGTTCAACCTGTTAGTGATCCTCAGAACGTTTCTACAGCCCTTTCGCTTATCAAATATCAGCAAGTAATGCCGTTAATGCAGCATCCGTTAGTTAAGGATGAAGTATTGCTTCTCAGGTTCTTTACGGCGCTTGAATTGCCGAATCCTGAAGAGTTGATAGGTACAGAAAATAAAGGGCCAGACCCAAAACAACACCTTGAAGTAATGCGGGCGGCTGATGCACATATAGAAATTAAGGCAAAAATAGTCAAGATGTATTCTGAGGTAATAAAGAACCTTGCCGATGCTGAAGCCGCTGAAAACGGTACGCAAATACAGGCTTACACAGCACAGGCACAGGCATTAAAGGGGTTGTTAGATGACGAAGGACGAAGCGAAACTATGGAAGGTGCAGGATCTAACCCAGCAATTCCTAGCGGAGCTCAACCGCCGCAAGGTGTTATGTGAAAAGGCCGCGCTTGAATGTTTGGATATAGACAATCCAAATAGAACACAAGTCATGCTCATGATGTGGAAAACCAAGATAGAGACATACCAGGAAATATTAGAATTTAAAGGTGATGAAGATGAAATTAGCGAAAAAATTTGATTTTGGGTTGGCAATTTGTGCTCTAAAAAAAGGGATAAAAGTATCACGGGCAGGGTGGAACGGTAAAGGACTGTGGCTTGAATTGCAAGTGCCAGACAAAAACAGCAAAATGACGCTTCCTTATATTTATATCAACTACCCAGGGGACGCGAAGATAACTCCTGGGGCCAGGGTGCCATGGCTTGCATCGCAAACCGATATTCTCGCAAGTGACTGGGAGGTGGTTGAATGAATAAATCAGGAATTTTCCCAGTAGAAGTAAAGGTATTAATCAAGCCGAATCCGATTGAAGTAAAGACTAAGGGTGGAATAATCATGCCGGAACAGACCAGGGAGAAAGAGAAACATGCCCAGGTTGAAGGTATTCTTGTCGCAGTAGGGGCTAATGCCTTCACTGATCCTGATTGGTTGGAACCGCCGAAGGTAGGACAGACTGTTCTTTACGACAAGTATGCCGGATGCACAGTCATAGGTAAGGACAACGAGGAATATAGACTGATTAACGATAAGGAAATCGGGGCGGTGATTCATGGATGAGATCAATTATGAAGAAAAAGCAGTAACTCAAGGTTGGGTGCCGGAAGAAGAATGGAAAGGCGACCCTGCAAAGTGGCGCCCGGCTAAGGAATTTGTCGAACGTGGCGAGAATATCATCCCGATTTTGCGTGACAAGGTAAAAAAACTCGAAGATGAGTTAAAAATGAGTGTAAAAGTCAATCAAGCCGAGATTGAAGAGCTTAAAAAGGCCACTTACGCCCAGGCTAAGAAGGATTTTGACGCGGAAGTCGAGCGAATCAGGAAAGAAAAGTTTGAAGCGGTGCAAAGTGGCGACGTTGAGCAGTTTACGAAGCTCGAAAAGGCTGAAAAGGCCATAAAAGAGCCGAAAGAGCCTGAAAAACCGAAGCAGGTTGTTACTCCGGTGTTCGAGGATTGGAAGAGCAAAAATGAATGGTACTCTACCGATCAAGAACTGACAGATTATGCCGAATTTGTAGCGGCAAAGATAAATAAAGAAAAACCTGGCTTGCCGGAAGCAGAATTTTATAAAACCGTCGAGGGCAAGGTAAAAACCGCTTTCCGTGAGAAATTTACCAATCCTAACCGCGATAAAGAAGACCTTGTAGGTAGCGGCGGTGCGAAACCGAACAATAATAAAAAAGGTTGGGGCGATCTTCCCGACACGGCCAAGTCAGCATATACACGACTTGCCAAAAAATTTGAAATGAATGGGCGTAAGCTCGATAAAGATACCTACGTAAAAGAATACTTCGAGGCATGATATGAGGGAAAGAATACCGTTTGGCGTACCCAAGAGGAAGATGAACATTGATGCAGAAACCGCAAAACGCATTGCTGGGAAGGTGCCAAGATGGATAAACGACACCGATACAAGAGTAGTTGAAGCGCAACGCGGCGGGTATAAGTTTGTCGAGGGAGAAGTAAAAACAGGCGATGCAGCAACCAAGGAAAACAAGAACCGGCGAGTAAGGAAAGCAGTTGGCAAAAATGCAGATGGTTCGACAAGGTATGCTTACCTGATGGCAATTGACAAAGAGTATTACGCCGAAGATCAGGTTGAAAAAGAAAAAACAAACAAGAAGGTTGACGATGCCATTCGTGGCGGTCAACCGAACGGGCTACAACACCACGGCGTTAACTCCTCTCAGGGTGGCGTAGTGGTAAAAAATATTGAGTACAATCCATAAGAGGTTTTAAAATGGCTAACGCTACTGGAGTCTACGGACTCAAACCCGTTAAGCATATTAGCGGGGCACCTTGGAACGGTGCAACTATTCAGTGCTACGTAAGCTCAGGTTATGCTACGGCGCTATATATCGGTGACCCTGTTCTTTTGACAACCACCTTGGCAGACAAAGACGCTACCGCCAAAAAACTTACCATTATCAAAAGTGCCGGGACTGCCGGGACTGTTGTTCGAGGGGTTATCGTATCCTTTGAGCCGCTTGTCACCGATTTGACGAAAGTCTACAATCCGGCAAGCACCGAACGAATAGCTAACGTTTGTGTTGATCCTGACGTTGTTTATTCAATTCGTGGCGATGGCGGCGGGACTTTGACGGCTGTTCTCCCCGGTCAAAATGCGGTTATGATTGCCGATACCGCAGGGTCTACCGCAACCGGCCTTTCTGGTATGGCTCTCGACGAGGGAACTACCACGGCTCCGAACACTACGCAAAACTTCACTCTGCATGTTCTTGGGGTTAAGGACGTAGAAAACAACACATTGGCTGCAAGTGCTGAGTATTTAGTATTGCTCAATACTTGTGAGAACGCGACCGGCAGATTCCTCGGAATCACTGCTTCCTAAGGAGGAATGACATGACTATCGCAAGCGGAAATCATCCAAAAGAGTTGTGGCCCGGCGTAAAAGCGTTTTTCGGTGCCACGTATGACGAACATCCTGAGGAATACGGTCAGATTTTTGACATGGAAACTTCGGATAAACTGTATGAAGAACGTGTTCAGCACGTAGGACTTGGCCTTGCACCGTTGAAGGCTCAAGGTGCCTCTATTTCGTTTGAGGATACCAGCCAGGGTTATGTGAGCCGGATCACCAACGTTACCTATGCACTCGGTGCTATGGTAACTCGTGAGGCTATCGAAGATGGTCAGTACGAGTCTATCGCAATGCGCCTTTCCCGGTATTTGGCTTTCTCAATTCGGCAGACTGAGGAAAACGTTGCGGCGAATATTCTCAACCGTGCGTTTAACTCCACCTATCTTGGCGGCGACGGGTTGGAGCTTTGTTCTCTTCTGCATGTTACCGCAGACGGAACCCAGGCCAACGAACTGGCTGTAGCTGCTGACTTGTCTGAACAGTCTCTTGAGGACATGCTGATTCAGATCATGCAAGCAACAGATACCAAGGGGATGAAGATCTCTCTTATCGGTCAGAAACTGATTGTTCCTCCGGCGCTTACTTTCGAGGCTGCACGTATTCTTGAAAGTGTAAACCAGGCTGGAACCGCCAATAACGACATCAACGCAATGAAGGCAATGGGTATGCTGCCGCAAGGTGTAGCTGTAAATCATTATCTGTCTGATGCTGACGCTTGGTTTATCAAGACCAACGCGCCGGAAGGGTTGATTTGCCAGAACCGCCGAGCCGTTGAGTTTGCCAAAGACAACGACTTCGACACGGAAAATGCGAAGATGAAAGCATCCGTGCGTAAAGGGTTTGGATGGGCAGATTGGCGGGCGGTTTTTGGCTCTCCTGGGGCATGATGTAGTTAGGCAATTAATAGGGGAGCCTAAAAACTCCCCTGCAAACTGTAAGATTTCGATAGACCCTAAAGGGTTTACAGGAGCAGAAAAAATGGAAATGTCAAATTATCCAAACGGTTTTGAAGGAGGCGTATCTTTGCGAGGTATGCCTGTCTTGAGTTCTCACGCTGGAAATGTATTCTGGGTTGATTCGGTTGACGGATCGAACGGAAACAAAGGTACTTTCAAAAGACCTTTCGCAACGATTGATTACGCTGTTGGGCGGTGTACTGCCAACAATGGCGATATTATTATGGCCAAGCCTGGCCACGTTGAAACGGTTATTGCTGCTGCTGGACTCGACCTCGACGTAGCAGGGATCACCATTGTCTTTATGGGCAATGACAACGACCGGGCGAAGGTCAGTTTTACTACCGCAGTCAGCGCCGATATGGATGTTGACGCTGCCGATATTACTCTTATTAATCCTCGTTTTGTTGCTGGAATTAATGCACTTACCGGGCCTATTGATGTAAACGCCGCAAGGTTTACGATTATCAATGGCTTGTACGAGGATGGTACTGCTATTGATACTACTGACTGTATTGTGGCCGATGCCAATGCCGACGACATGCTTATTGACGGCTGGCTTTACCGAGCCGGGACTGAGGCAGGTACTCAAAAGCAAAGCAATATTCAAATTGCCGCAGCTACCAGGCCTATATTGAAAAACGTCCGTATAACTGGCAACTTTGCAACAGGCGTTATTGAAAACGGCGCGGCCTGGATTGACGCTTATCTTGAAAATGTCGTAATTGACAATGCCAACACCTCACCGACTGTAGCTGTTCTTTTACAGGCTACCAGTACCGGGGCAATGAAAAATTGCTTCTTCAGGGTAGCATCAGGCACCACTTATTTGACTGTTAGCAACACCATGCAGTTTTTCGAGTGTTTCGGAACCGGTACCGACGCAACGGCTGGAGAGAAAATCGGCACCATCCTCGCCGGGGATATCGAAGGCAAGATCGACGTTGTTGACGGTTATTTTGATGTTCCTACTCCTGACGGCGCGGCAAATACGACTGTCAGGGACGTTGTAGGCAATAAGACTGACGCGGCTGCAACCGGGGCTGTCAGTGCCGTTGAGTCAATAATGGCATATGTCAAGCAGACTGTTACCGAACTTCAAGTTGTTGATGGTTACTTCGATGTTCCTACGGCTGACGCTACCACCGATACCACGATGAGGGATGTCGTCGGCAGGAAGACGGACGCTTCCGTTTATGTTCCTGGTACTCAGAAATCTATTGCTGCTTATGTGAAGGGCATTGCAAACCTACAAGCAAGGGTTGCGATGAAATCTGAGGCGGTAATGGTTGACAACGATGTCTTGTTCACTATCACTGGCGGGCCTATCTTGGTTGATGCCCTTTGGTCAGAATGTGCAACAGCTAACGATGCAACGGCCTCTACTTTGGCTTATAAGTCTACTCCTACGGCAGGGAGTGAGCAGACTCTTTCTGCTGCTTCGGCTTCTCTTGGTGCGGCAGGGATTGGCGATTCTGTTTCGCTGATTGGAACCACTCTTGCTACAGCGGCTCTTCTTAATGCTAACGGTGCTAACCTTGGCATGACGAATCCGTTAATCGTCCCAGCTGGCAATATTGGGATTGATATTGCGGTCGGCAGCACTACCGGAACTTGGCGGCATTACATTCGTTATCGTCCGTTAGCAGTTGGGGTAACTGTAGCCTAATGAAAGAAAGACAACATCACTATATTCCTGGCGATTATCTTATGTCCTGCGACGAGTGCGGTGTTGTCTTTCGCCATTCTGAATTGCGGCAAAGATGGGACAAGTTATGGGTGTGTAAAAATGACTTTGAAGTAAAGCATCCTCAAGAATCAGTTAGGGCAAAAGCAGACACCATAAGACCTCCTGTGATAAGAAGTGAACAAATATCACAAGGGAATATGACAAACATTTACCCGACTACTATTGGAACTGGATGGACAGTCTCAGGATGTGTTTATGATACAGATGGAACAGCTTCTTCAATAGTTTGGGCCGCAAGTTTTGATATCGGCAGTGAATACTCCTATGAATTAATTATTAATGAAAACACTACACAACTCGAAAAGTTAGATATTGATGCTTTTAGTATCACCTCAAATTTTATTGCGCCAAGTGGATTAAAAACATTCACTATAACTGTTGATAAAAATTTTAAGCAAGGCGAACGAGCAACAATTGTATACGGGAACGATCCATCTATACGGATGGTTGGGACAGTTTATTCATATGTAAGTGCTACTAAACAATTGAGGATATTAGTTGATAACAGCAATGGCGCAGGAACGTATACAAATTGGGATATAACATCACAATATATGCCAGATACTCCAACTGTGCAGTTAACTGGCGGGGGTATATCAACTTCTTCGATATCTTCTGGCTCTTCTTTTGGATCTTCATTAGCTTCAAACGACAATGATATAACAATAACAAATAGCGGTGGTTTTGTCGGTTCTGTTTTGGTTAATTTTAGAAAACAAATTACAACGGATAGCTTATGACAACTTCAGGTAGCTACGATATAACCTCGACCATGCGGAACATCATTTACGATGCTTTTGCGGCGGCTACGATTATAGACGATGCGGAAACAATGTCGGCTGATAAATGGGATTACGGGAAGAGAAAGCTCAACGAGTTTATGGCTACCCTTTCTATTCATTCAGGACTTTGGCAGAAAACACATACCACAGTAACTTTAACCCCTGGAACGGTTAGTTATAATGTAGGGGTTGGATTGACGATTAATACTCCGAAACCAAAGAAAATAGCATTTTGTCGGAGAGTGCAAACAGACCTTACACAAATACCGATTGAAGTAGTTTCTGAAAGTGAATACCTCGAAATACCAAACAAGACACTCCAAGCACCTCCCAACATGGTTTATTATGACCGGCAGAGAGACAACGGAGTGCTGTACGTATGGCCGACAGGGACAACTACCGACAAGACAATTATCATAACCACACACAGGCCGATTCAAGACTTTGACGATGCAGGGAATAATCCTGACTTGCCGAAAGAATGGGTTCTTTGCATCACCTATCAACTGGCAACGCTAATTGCACCGAAGTATTTAGGTGGTATAATTCCAGCAGACATAAAAATAATTGCTGATCAATTAATGTCGGCATTGATGATTGACGACGAAGAGAAAACATCGGTGTTTTTCGCATGAACATACCTCTAACGCTAGGTGACTATAAAGGCCGGTCAAATGCTGCTAACTCTATGGAGTTAGTAAATATGATGGCTGAAGCTGATATAAGCGGCGGGCAGAGTCAGTTTTTTCTAACCAATACTCCTGGGTGCGTATCGTATGTAGAAATAGGGAATTACGGCGAAGGGCGAGGAGGTTTCATGTTTCCAGGTTCTTGCCTGACTGTTGTCGGGTCGAGACTTTACCGGGTTAATTTACTCACCAACGAGAAAGAGCATATTCACACTCTTCTAACTTCTTCCGGTGCGGTCAATTTTGCCGAGAATCCTAGCCAGATAATGTTTATTGACGGGACGTATGGCTATGTCTACGTCAAGGCAACAAATAAAGTAGTGCAGATTCTCGACGCTGACTTCCCTACTCCAAAGGCTTGTTGCTTTAAAGACGGTTACGGGATTGTCGTTGAAGCGGAAACAGGCGAGTTTTACGTTTCAGCAATAAATGATTTTTCCTCATGGGATGCTTTGGACTTCGCTACAGCAGAGTTTAAGCCTGATAATCTCGTTTCATGTGTTGCAGCTATTGACTCTCTGTTCGCTCTCGGGGAGAAAACCACACAGGTATATTATAATTCAGGAAATGCAACCTTCCCTTTCGACAATCGACCTGGGGCAAACCTTTCGATAGGATGCGGAGCAAAAGACTCTGTCACAGAAGGGCAAAACCTAGCTTTTTTCGTTGACGATTCCTTCCAGGTAAGGATGCTCGACGGATACGTGCCGAGGACCATATCTACCCCACAGATTGATTATCGAATTGCGAGACTAACCAATCCTGAAACAATACGGGGCTTCTTTTACGCTCAAGACGGTCACTCGTTCTATGTGTTGTTACACCCTGAATTATGCCTTGCATACGACATTACTACCTCGCAATGGCATAGGCGAAACAGCGGCATATTTGAGCGATACAGGCCAGGGTGGATAGCGCAGTACGGAAAAACTGTACTGGCTGGCGATTACACTTCTGGAACTCTCTATAAAGTTGAGCCTGATGTATATCAAGACCGGGGAGAGGATACGGCATGGCGGTTTACTCTCCAAGCTGTAGTCGCTGAACAAAAAAAAGTAACGCATAGCGAACTTAAAATTATCCTAGACACAGGGACAGGCCCAGGAGACCCACAGCTATACATGCAATATTCTGATAATAACGGCAAGGCATATAGCCATGAAAAGTGGAAATCTATGGGCAAAGAGGGAGAATTTGACAAGTTGTGCAGGTGGGCTGCATTAGGGCAAAGCAGGAATAGAATATACCGAATAGGCGGCAGTGACCCAACTAAAAGGAATATAGTTTCCGCCAAACTTGAGGGACAGCCACTTGCACGGTAATACAAGCCCAACACCGCCCCCTTTAAAAGAATGTATCGCAGAACTGTCTCGATTTGTTACTCAGCCTTGGGCTAACTTCTTCAATTTCTTTTGGAACTACGCAAAGCCAAGATGGGTTGACATTAATATAGGCAGTGTTGCGCTTACCCTGGCCGCGTCTAATCAACCTGCGCTTATAAAAATAGCATCAACAGACATCCTGAGTTATGGACTACAAGGGACTTCTGGAATAGACGAACTACATGGAGGATTTGAAATAATACACGAATATCAGGAAGGAACAGATATATATCCGCACATTCACTGGTATCCGTCAACAACAGGGGCAGGAAACGTTATATTTAATCTTGACTATGCAATAATGCAAACTGGCGGGAATATATACGGGACAGGATCAGTTACAACTGCCGCGCCTGGAGTGGCATGGCAACCTATGTTTTCGGAGTTTCCTGTAATAGTTGGAACGACTATAAAGATTGGCGCACAAATGCACATTAGATTATGGAGAAATGCAAGCGCAACAGGAGACACCTATGCAGGCGTGGCCGTTCTTGGAACAGTAGGCGACCATGTATTGAGTGACTATCCAGGGAGTTTGCAAAAAACGAGCAAATGAACGATCTACCAGAAATATTTAAAAACGATCCTGATATAAACGAGCTTGAGGAGGCAATGAAAGCACTCCCACAGGTTCAAGAGAAAGTAGATCATCATTTTGCTGAAGGTGTTTATGTTAGAACTCTCTTCATCCCTAAAGGTACTTTACTTATCGGGAAAAGACATAGACTTGAAACATGCAACATGATTGTTAAGGGTGACATATCAATTTACATGGGGCCAGGGTTGCCGGTTAGGAGGTTTATTGCACCATGTATTTTTAATTCAAACCCAGGAACTAAAAAGTTAGGATATGCTCACGAGGATACGTATTTTGTCAACATACATCCTACAGAATTAAAAGACCTGGAACAAATAGAACACATGTTCATAATTCCAGAAAAAGAATACCTTGAAGCACAGGGGGAATTATGTCTTGGGTAGCTACAGCAGTAGTCGGGGCGGCAGTTATTGGTGGTGGGGTTTCATACGCAATAAATAGCAGCAATGCTAATGATGCGAGAGATGCAAATCAGGCTGCACTAGACCAACAAATGTTAGCGCAGCAACAGGCAAATTCTGCGCAAGCAGACTATGGTCAGGCTTCTATTGATGCCCAACTCGCAGCAGCCGGAATGAGCGCTGATGCGATAAAGTACGCTGCTGATAAATCGGCAGAGATTCAATGGAAGATGTATTCCCAGGCCCGCGACGATCAAATGCCTTGGCTTGTCGCAGGACGAGGGGCACTTGGCACTCTTCAAGAGAAGATGGCGGCAGGTCCAGGGGAGTTCAAAGAAGACCCTGGATATCAATTTAGGCTTTCGCAAGGGAATGATAACATTCTTTCAAATGCGGCAGCAACCGGGAGTTTGGCAAGTGGCCGGACGTTAAAGGCACTGACTGAATACGGCCAAGACTATGCTTCAAACGAATACGATAAATTTATAAACCGATATTACCAATCTCTCACCCCGTATCAATCCCTTGCAGGCCTCGGGCAGACTACGGCTACAAACTTAGGGCAGCAGGGTATTTCAACCGGCAACGCTGTTGCAAGCAACATCACATCGGCAGGGAACAACCTTGCAAACCTATACCAAGGCACAGCAAGCCAGCTTGGGCAGATTTATACCAACACCGGCAACAACCTTGCATCATCGTATATGAACCAAGGCAAGTTGTTAAGCCAATATGGAACGAATATGGCGAACATTGGTATTGCCAATAACACGAATACTGGAAACGCTATAATCGGTGGATTGAATAATGCAATGATGGGTCTTTCGTCATATTACGGCAATGTATATGGCGGTCAGACTTCTCAGCCATCAAGTTATAATATAGCACCTTCTGCTTACCAAACTTCATACGGCGCGTATAGCCTTGGTTAAAAATTATGATACAACTACCTGAAGTTAAGCAAATTGACATAGCATCTCCGATTGCAAATTACTACGCATTACAACGGCAATCACGGCAAGACGAGACACGGGATAGAATGCTGCAAGACCAATCTGAGATTTCCAGGATGAGGCTTGATGAGTACAAAGCGGAGTCTCCACAACGTGCGTTACAGGCAAAACTAAAAGCACTTGAGTCTGATACGAAACTCGCAGAATATGGCAAGTCCTTGATGGGCGCAATTGACACCAGTTTACCAGATGACGAGTTCAACCAGCAGGCATTACGCTCTGTTTACGAATACACTCAAACCCTGCAAAGTCCTCAATATGGTTTTTCCCCAGACGAAGCAAATAAGGTTGCGGAGTTTATAGTAAAAAGCGGTGGGGCTACCAAGAACGCTGTAAAGCAGATACAAATTAAGCAGGGCATAATCGAACCAGAAAAGAGCCAAATAGTAGACGGCCAAGTAGTAACACTTTCAGGTGATAAGGGAACAGCTAAACCGATTGAAAATTTTGTTGATTCTGGAAAGCAGCAAGTGGTGGGGAATAAACTTGTAACGTACAAAAAAGACGGTTCAACAACGGTAACAAACATAGCAGGTCTTGACAAAGAAGAGAAAGACAAAATCCAACAACAGATAATCAACGGTCAACTGGTAACTATAAAAAACGGAGTGCCGCAACCAGTTCAAGAGATCCCCGGATTAGTAACAGCCACGGAAGAGAACACCGCCTCAGACAAAGCAGAAGCCACCCAAATAGCAGGGGCAATTATGCGCGGCGAACAACCTCCTGAAATGTCTGGAATGGGAAGGACGCGACTCGGCGCAATGGTCAAGGCTGAATTGTCAAGGAACAAATACGACCTCACCGAAGCGTCACTTGATTATGCCGGGCAAAAGCGTTTTATCTCAACACTAAACGGGCCACAACAAACAAGGTTACGTCAGGCCGTAGACTTTACAAAAGAGTCACTTGATATAGTCGAAGATTTAGCGAAAGAATGGAATGGCGGCAAGTTTGCACCATTAAACAAAGTGAACCTTATAGCAGCCAAGAACGGTGCTTATGGCGAGAAAGCTGCATCTATAGCGACCAGGCTTGAATCGCAAGTAAACGATATGGCGAGTGAGTTAGGTACTGTTTATAAGGGTGGTAATAGCTCTACCGACGAGAGTTTGAGGCTTGCCGCTTCTAACCTTAAAGCTGAATGGTCAGAAAAGGTTTTACTTGATAACGTGGCGCAGGTCAGGAAAAACCTGCAATTAAGGGAAAATTCCCTAAAAAGCATAAAAGCGTCTGGAATGTCTGGCGATACTTCATTCTCTACAAGAGGGGAAGAAGAGAAGAAAACAACGGCAGACACAACTACACCAAAGCCACCAAAACAACTCGACGCATCGACAGCGAAACAATATCTGCAAAAGGCTAACGGCGATAAAGCGAAAGCCAGGGAATTAGCCAAACAAGACGGGTACACATTCTAATGGATATATTCGATGAAGTAGGGCAAGAAGATATTTTCGATACTATATCTTTAGGCACAGAACAACCTGTAACTACCGAGCAGAAAAATTACGGCGAGATTACACAGGGTCAACCTTCTTGGAAACATACTATTTCAGAATGGGCGCGGCCTGTATTAGAAACCGTGCCAATGATTGCCGGTGCCATTGCCGGTTCAGGGTGGGCTTCAGTTGTAGGCGGAGGTCTTGGATACGCAGGGGGAAAAGAAGTTGCTGATAGACTCGACGAATATCTTGGCATAAAGCAACCACAACCATTACTCGACCAAACCATTGAAGCAGGTAAAAACGTTATAGATGGTGCAACTCTTGAGGCTGGCGGGCAGGTATTAGCAAAACCTCTTGGATATATGGCGAGGAAAACCCAAAAGTTTTTAGAAAACCGTGCCTTAACCTCTAAGTCAGCGCAGAACGTGGCTGGCAGGGTTCTTGAATCTAATCTTGGCGACGAATCCAGGGCGGCAGATAATATTTTTGAAGGGAAAGAACTGCAAGACAAGATAGGACTGAACTTTACCCGTGGGCAAATAACCGGCGATCCGACAACGATAAGTGCAGAACGGGCTAGAATGTCTATGCCTGGCGGAATCGGCGGAGAGGCAAAGCAACAATTCATTGACAGCAATGCGGCAATAGTCAATTACGCTGACAAAGAACTTGGTGGCGGCAAAGTCGAGGACACAATAAAGGTTCTTGCCGACAAGCAGCAGGAACTTATTAGAAATGCTGCTAAGGCTCAAGACGATGTTGAAAAGATGTTTTTATCAAATGGCAATCTTGGAGAGACAAAGGCAGGGGAAACAGTATCTGATATTTTGAATATTAAAAAGGCTCACGCACGCCTTAAGGCAGGGGAGTTGTACGACGCTGTTCCAAATGTATCGTTACCATCGTTTATTTTGAAAGATAAATTAGACGATATGGCAAAGAACTTTAGTACCATAGAAGACCCGTCTAACTTCCCGCAAAGGGTTGTAAATAAACTTTATGAAAAAATAACTACAATAGACGAAGCAACCGGCAAGACTGTTCTTAAAGATATACCTTTCAATGAATTAAGGATAGCGAGAACAGAGGTACAAAATTTAAGGAGAAATTCACAAAACGGGCAACTTAACAGAAGGCTCGTAGACCTACAAGATTCCATTGAAGAAACAATAAATATTCTTGAATCACAAAATAATCCAGCAGGGAAACTATTCAGGGATGCCTCGAAGTTTTATAGAGAAAACTATGTCGAACCGTTTAAACAAGGTACTGTAAAGGATGTATTGAAGAAAGACGCTACCGGAGCAGACAAGGTAAGGAACTCTCAAGTTGCTGGAAAGTTCTTGCAGAAAGGTGAATTTGGTGCCGAAGTTTCAGAAGACTTTTACCGTGCGGTAGGCGACGATGAAACGGCAAAAAGTGCAATGCAGGACTATATTCAATATCACCTCGCCTCAACCGTAACAGACGCAAACGGCAAGATTATCACAAATAGGTTGAGCAAATTCATTAAAGACTTCGCCCCGGCATTAGAAAAGTATGGCCTGTATGACGACATAAAGATCATTGACGGTGCACAGAAAACAGCAGATATGGCAGTTGAGACTCTTGACTTTTATAACAATTCAGCGGCAGGTCGGGCGTTAGGGGCTTCTCCACGTAATGTAGTTGATGAGATATTCAAAGGCAAAGGGACGATAAATCCAGAAAGAACTACCAGAAGGATACTTGACATAATAGGCGAAGATCCGGCAGCGGTGAAAGGATTCCAGACGGCTATCAAAGATCACATAATGAAAGAGTCTGAGCTTACAGGA